ACTTTTGTTGCTTCTTACTTACGGCGGGCATTTACTTCTTTACCCTATTACTACTTGCTTCAGGTTTTCGTTTTACAACCTTTGGCACTATAGTTTTAGTTTTATTACTTCTCATTCTTTGGATGGTTTTGGTTTCCCAAATTCTAATACCCGTCCATACAATTGTAAATAGTGCAGCTAAGTGAGGAAGCCATGATAATAAAGTTCCTACCGCTGTAAATATAGACGCGAAGTCTAATAAGTGTTTTGTCGAATCATCCATTTTTAACATTTCCATCTTTTTCTTGCTTGTCTAAGTCTAGAATTAGGATTTTTAGCTGCTTTAGGAAATTTCTTCATTTGTCCTGCCGATCTTGCACAAAATGATTTACGTCGTTTTGCATCTTTAGAACCTTTTTTAACCTTTCCTGTTACTGCTGTTTTTAACTTACTGCCTGGGTTTGCTGCTCGATAAGCTTTTACGCCTTTCTTTGTCATTCCCGCGCCTGATTTAGTCTTTCTAAAATTACCAGACTTAACAGAAGTCTTTATACCCATTCCCCGTTTTTTTTGAGTTGCCATTATACGCAATCCGTTTGTGCCTCAAACCATTTACGAAGTTCCTCAAGTCGCTCTTTATTTGATTGAGTTTCTTGAGGTTCTTCATTGGGTTTAGGGTTGTCGTCCATAGTTTATCCACAGAATACCGTTAATGATGTAACTGCAGCTGTTTGAGTTAATACCCCAAACGATGCAAGTGCATCATTTCCGTTAATTAAAATTCCATCACCGGGTAAAGCCATTTGTTGTGACTCGACTGCAGCTGGAGTAGCTATACTTAATAAAACTCTATCTGATGCTGCATTACCATTTAAGGTTAATGTAACACTACCTGCTCCTGCAGAACCTACAAAATAAAATCCTTTCATTCTTGCTCTGGGTAGAGCAGTTCCATCAGCAATAGCATTACCAATACTTACATTGGTTGCTACAGCTGCATCGGAAGAAATGCTAGTAACTTTAGAATAATAGTTTGTGGAAGTTGCAGTTCCAGCATTAACGCCAGCTACAGTTTCAGTGGTTACTGATTGAGTTAGATCCCCAACCTTGTATCCAGTAATAGTAAATGTAGCAGCGGTTGCATCGCCTGCACAAGTAAATAGAATTTGATAACCAGCCCCATTATCTAGAGGCTGATTAGTAAGTAGTGTTATATCTCCTGCGCCAGCAATAGCGGCACCTGCTCGATATAACCCAGCTGAAAAACTAGGAGTGACGGCCCATATATCTGTTGTTAAAGCCATGTTTTTTCTCCTATATTAAGCGAATGGTGTAACTGCTGGCGCACCTACATTTGGGTTGATAAGTATTGCTTCTACAAACCATACTCCATTAGCTCCAGCACCTGTAATTGCTTTACATCTAATTAATGAGCCATACTCACCTGCTCTAGTAGTTGCGTCGATTACCATTGTAGTAGCTGCGACAGCAGGGAAAGTTTCTTGAGCCCCTCCACCATCATCTACATACATAGCTGAACCATAAAAAGCATCAGTAGCTTGTCCAGTATTTAATGTTACTGTATTACCACCTGACATATCTGCACTAAAAAAGATTTCAAACTCCATACCTGTATTGTTTAATTGGTTAGGGTTTGTTGTATCATCGGGTGTAGTTGCATTAATAATTGGTAAGTTCAGTACAAAAGTAGCATCTGATACTATAAGTGTTTTACCTGCGTGCCCTGGTGAAGCAGTAACAGCTGGTGTTACACCATCAGGTGAAGCTGCGACAGGAAGAACAGTTAAAGCTGTGGTACCTGCAGCCATTGTAACTACATTGTTGACGCCTGAGCCTACAAAGCCACCAAGCGATTGAATTGGTCCCGAAAAGGTTGTTTTTGCCATGATTATTTCTCCATACAAAGTTAAGCTTATCTGTCGTGTATGCGTCTGCTGGGGCAGTCATGATAAGCTGGTTGTTCCCAGATAATTAATGTTACACGTTTTCATGCCATTATACAACAAAAAAGGGACCGAAGTCCCTTTTAATAAATCTTTAAAATTACTTGTTCATTACGTACATAGTTACTTCAAAACCAAATCTCATTTCTGTTGCTAATGGTGTTGTCCAAGCCATGATAGTTCTCCTTTATCTATAGATTTCAGCAGTGCTGATAAAAGAATTATATCCAACGATTTTTTTAGTGCACTGCGTATTTTCATGAGTTTAACTTAGCTTATCAAGAGCTTGAGATACATAAAGAGCTATAGAGGGTAGTTAAAACTGCAATGGTAGGAGTTACCGGAAATACAGTTAAAAATATAAGTATTTTAACAATTAAAGTTTTTAAAGTCATATATATGTTCTCGTACTCAATAAAAAGAAAAACCCAGCAGAGAGGAGCTGGGTTCTTCAGGGAGTGGCGCTTTAATTAAGCACCTGGTGAACCCCACATACCTAGTGGGTCTGACCAACCAAATGAATATCTTTCACGGGCTTTGTATCTAACATTACCTGTGTCGAAATCACCGTCCATAGAAGTAGTAAGCGGAGTTCTTTCGAAATGCTTCATACCGTTAGGAACGTCAGTTGTTAAAAAGTAAGCATCACCATCTGTTAAGAAGTGATTTACTGAATAACCTTCTGGAATTGCACCATTATTTCTCAATGCATTGATGTCGTTATCAGCAGTAGCAACACGAAGTTGTGTGTCTAATAAACGAGTAGCAACGAATTGTAGAGCTGGTGGAATTACCAACTTACGAGGTTTAGCAGCAATCAATAGACCTCTTTCATCAGTCCACGCTGCAATTTGAATCACTGCGTTTTCTAATGCTGTTTCGTTAAGATCTGTTGGTGTTGCTTGTGTATTACTATTAGTACCACCACTTACTAATGGGTGGTTAACAACCGCGGCTGCAGCGTTAGTACCAAATAATGATACGTTATCGCCACCTAAGAAAGCACCGTTGAAGCCATTGTTTAAAACATTAGCTGCACGAACTTGCTTAGTATTTGCCATTGAACGAGCAAGAGCTTTAGTATAACGAGCTGAAAGACTATCATATAGATTATCTTCAACTGCTTCTTCAGTTAAACTGAATCCTAAAGCAATTGTTACGTGGTTGTATCTAGCTGTAAAAGCTTCTTGTGCGTTGTCATACGCAATAGCTGCTCCCTCAGACTTAAGAGGTGCGGCTGCAAAGCCAGCTAGTTTTGTTTCTTCTTCAAAAGAACGGTCTGAAGATTCAGTTTCGTAAATCTCTTTATGTTCTTCTCCGTAACGCGCATATTCTAAACCGAATAAAGCGTTAAGTCCTGGTAATAGCTCCTTAAGGAGCTGGGCTCTTGAAATTGCCATAATTTATTCTCCTTAATTAGATTCCAGTTGCGTTGTCATATGAGTGAATACCTGCGTTAAACTTAATTAAGCAGTCTGTAAATGCATCACCCACGGTTGAAGTTGGACTGTCTACAAAGTCAACAATACGGAAAGCAAAAGTGTTTGTCGTATTTGTTGTAGCGTCGATAGCACTAGTAGAATTACCATTTGTAGTATCGCCTGTACCTGTAGCTTGCACCGCTGCTAAGTGAGTATTCTGACCTAAGTCAGCTTGTGTCACTGCGCCGTCCGCTTGTGCTTGAAAAATTACATCTGGGTCGTCAACAATATATGCTAAAGCATCGGACGCCACTGTGCCTGTTGGCCAGTTTTGTCTAAATACTACTGTGCCGAGGTTAGGGTCTGTGTAAGTACAACCTACAAAAACACCAATAACACCAGCAGGGAATGGGTCACCGTTAGTACCTTGGTCAGTGACAATTTCAATAGTTCCCGCAGCTACGATTGCAACAATCGAGCCATTGTATATATTAGTTCCGTATCCAGAAGCAATCGGTAATAGGCGTGTAGCGCCCGCGTACGGGGTACCACCTATATGGTTTACTGCTCTTAGCCCATAGGGCGTAGCTGTAGTTGCCATGATTGTTTCTCCTTATTTATTTCCCCTTTCCAAACTTAGTACCACCTGTTTCTTGACCTTCAGCAAATTTAGGCATACGCGGATCGTTTTGATTCATGTATGCAGCATCTACTGCTTCGGTCTGTGCCCGTGTTTTATCTTTAACATAGGCTGATCTTTGGTCTATAAGTTCTTGAGGAGCTTTACATAATAGTAAACCACCAATTTCAACACCATCTTTATAGTTGGAATTAGGGTCTACCGCTAATTGAATCTCTGGGTGGTCCGAGTGTTTTACGGGCTCCCAGCCTTCACGCATTTTTGAAGAGACGTTCATGTTATCAGGTTCATTTAATAAAGAAACTCTGACCCAACGATATGCCCATCCTGTTTGTTTCTCAAACTCCGGTAGGAGTGAGGCAGGTTGCCATTTTTTTGAGTCATCTTCTCGTACTTCTGTTTCTCTTGATTTTCTTTTTATTGCCTTATCCATTTGCGTTCTCCAATTTAATCATTTCTTTTGCGTATTGCTCCGGTGTTAACTTAAGCTTTTTAGCGAAAGCAACTTGTGTTTTCGACAATCGTACTTTTTTTGGCGCGGTACTTCGCGTTGCCGGTGCTACTACATTAGAAGGTTTGCGTTGGCTAGGTTTCACCTCCTCCAACGAAGTTTCCCCAAAATTTTCAGGGAATCGTTTTTGCATCGTTTCGTCAATACGATGGTAATACACATCAGATGTAGGATCTATCCCACTTCTAACTAATTTTTCATGTACTCCTAAAGCTAAAGATGTCATTTCTTCATCTTTACCAAACCACTGATTTTTTTCCTGCCATGCTGTGGCACGAGAATCAGGGGCTGGAGCTTTTGGTTGTAAGCTTTCTAAGTTCCTTTGTACACTATTTTCATCCTCTTGTCTATCATATTTATATTGAGGTTTAATATTTTGTGCGGAAGAAACTTTATATTGAGCTTCATTCATTGCTGCTTGAGCTTCAATAATTTTTTCCGTATCTCCAGAATCATAAGCTTCACGATAATCTCGTTTAGCTACTAATAAATCTGAAGTATATTTTTCTTGTAAAGTTTTTAAATAATCTTCTTCTCCTGAACTTAAAGTAGTTCTAAGTTGTTGATTTTCTCCTAATACTTTTTGTGCATAATTAACAGCTTCTTCTTTTTCGCGAGCTGCTTGTTCTTTAGCTCTTCGTTCATCATGCCACACTTTTTTAAGTTGTGCCATTCTTTGCTTAACACGCTCAGAATAATCTTCTAAAGTATCAGTTTCAAGTTGTTCAACCATCTCTTCAGGTAAAGGATCTTTATTCTGATCCTCAAGAGGAGTGTCGTCTACTTCTTCTACTTCAAAAAGTTCTTCTTGTTTAGGAGGAACGTTAGGTTTCTGCTCTACTCGTTCAACATCTGCGGTAGATTTTTCAGGCTTAGCTTTTGCTTCTTTTTTGCCCTCCTCTAAATCTACTTCTAATTCTTCGCCTTCCATTGGTTGTACTTCTTCGTCGGGCATTTCATTTATAATTTCAGCCATGTTATTCTCCTATGCGCGTTCGTAGCCACGTGGGTCATCGACCACTGCTTCTACGGTATCGTCGTTAATAATGCGGAATTCTTTTCCGTGAATTTTAATTCTTGTCCCTGCATAAGCACGCGTAATAACGAAGTCACCTTCTTTACACCACGGACCTTCTGGAAACCTTTCTTTATCTTTGTAAGCTAAATCTCCTAACTGCATAACAAATAAAACTACAGTTGAATGCTCTTGTATTTGTTTTACAGATTCTGATTTAAGAATGCTACCATCATAAGTATCTTCTGCTTCAGGCACCATACATAAAATACGATAACCTTTAACATCAGGTAGTTGTGTAGTAAGTTTAGCTAATGCTTCATCCTCACTTACTTTTTTACCTTCAGTGGTAGTTGTGTTTTTGGGTTTTTGAATAGGTGCTCCAGAAGTGGAGACTATCGTTTTGTCTGGGGTAGCTATACTCATTTTTTACCCCTTTTTGAATCTATTTTAACCACACTGTCTGTAGACGTAGACTCAAAATCTTCATCTTGTTTTTGGTGAACAGCAAGCATCTCTGCAATAAGATTTTGGACAATCATATATCCTTTTGCTTCTCCAACTGCTGATAGATAAGCTTCAAACTTATCAGTTCCCCTACCCATAGCTTCTAACAATGTTTTGCGTCTTTCTTCTATTTGGGTTGATAGAAGCATAAGCGTTTCTTTCTCTGCCATTTTTTATTCCTTTTTGTTTAGTTGAGTTTCATCCTTAAGTTTAGTTTCTTTTACCTGAGTTTCGTCTTTTAACTTTTGCACGTGTGCTTGAGTTTCATTACGTAACCTAGATTCCTTTTCTCGAAGGTCTATGTCTTTATTTTTTTGGACAACATCAACGCCCATTTTAGCTCCTTCAAGTAATTCTTTTGCTTTAATTTGTTTATCATCAGTAACTGCTTTAGCTCCTAGTTGAGCTCCTGCAATTTGTTCATTAGATTCAATTCTAGCTTTTTCTAAAATCATATCTCGTTGAACATTAGTTGATAATTTTTCTTGCTCTAACATTAATTTAGCTTTATCAAGTTCAATGTCAGCTTGTGTTTTTTGAACTTTCATTCTTAGTTCTTCTTGTTGCATTTGAATCAATGGATCTTCTTGTAATTTTTGTGCTTGTCTTTGAGATGCGTCAGCTTGATTTTGTTGTAACAATTTTTGTGCTGCGTCAGCTGAAAGTCTAGCTACTTGATTCTGAATATTTTCTGGCATTACTTCACCTTCTTCTGGAAGTGGAACACCTAATTGTTTTTCAATTTCTAGTCGGTATTGGAAAGCTAAATGTTCTGCTAAATGAGCTTCCATCGCTGCCTGCATTTGAGGAGCTTTTGGGTTTTGTCCTACCATTTCACGCACTAACGGGTCATCTCTAAATGTAGTATGTACCGCAATGTGAGCTTTGTGATCTTGAAATAAAAATGCTTTAACAGGGCTACCATTAATCATGTTCATATTTTCAGAAACTGGATCTAAAGGTTTAGCATCGTCGTCAGTAGGAATAAGTTTGCCAATATTTTTAACACCTAATACTTCAAGCATTTGTTTATTAAGTTCTTTTAAGTCATAAATATCAGGGTTTTGTTGTGCCATTTGCATAACTGCTTGATACTGTACAACTTTCTGTGCCATGGTTGCAGCATTTGGATCAGCTACAGGAATAAGTTGGACTTTATTGTAGTCTTCTTGTTTAGCGCCAGGTGTTCCTGTTGCAGGGTCGTATACATAATTAGGGTCTGTATAATCCCGTATTAAAATTTTAAGTAAATCAAACTCTTTTTTCATTGAGTAATAGATACGAGCATTAACTGCTGACATTACTTTCAATGTTCGCTCGAGTATAGCAAGTGTAGAACCTACAGGAGAATTAGCTGACATATCTGATACTTTCATATCTGCGGCAGAAGCAAAGCGTCTACCTTCATCAATAATTTTATCCATCAAAGCAGCAAGCACTTGACTTGGTTCTTTATACGGAAGTGGTAATAAGTTATCACGCAGTGTGCCAGCCGGCGCGTCTACATCTCTCCACTCTGCTGGACCAATTGGTGTATCATCACCTTTAATACGTAAGCCTCTAGATTTAAAACCGCCTGGAAGATTTGATAATGTACCTGCGTCAACTAATTGTCTTAATAACATTGTTCCTGATTTGGAAAAGCCTCCAATCAAATGAATCAAACCAAAACAATAAAAACCAAATCCTGGAATATAGCCATAATGAACAAAATGTTCACGGCGTTTTTGTTGACTATCTTCTTGTTTCCAATTACGACGAATAGCTAATACTTCTTGTGTGCCCTTATCGATCGTAACTATATAAGGTAATGCTATTCCAGTTTTGCCATCTTTATCTTCGTCTTCGTAACCTTCTAAATCAAGGTTGACGTTCATTTCTAATATTTTATAACGGTCATCATTAGTAGCATCAAAACCCATTTGCTCTGCAATTTTTTTCTCTACTTCATCTAGGTCATAGTCAGGCTCACCTAGTTCTACATCTCGATAAAAACCAAGGTGTTGTAATGTGTGAAGTTCTTGTTCTGTTTTACGCATAACATGAGTTATACGTTCAGCTGTTTCTAAGTTAGATGCACCGTAAGGTACTACCATATCTTCAGCTGGAACAAATATAGATACTTGGCGTTCTAACGCTGGATCATAATAAACTTTTTTAAATGCGTTACCTGCTAAACCTAAACCCCATAACATTCTTTCATGTTCAGGTCGGTACTCTGGCATACAATCCATCAGTTGGTAGTTCATGTTTTCTTGTACACGTTGAGCAGCTTCAATACACTCATCAGTTTCTTTACCAATAATAGAAGTTTTTACAGGGCCTGCAGCTGGAAAAGTTTCCATCATTGTTTCAGCTTGGAATTTAACAAGTGCTTCGGAGAGTAGTGGGTGATAGACAGCGCATGCGCCTTCCCATGGTTCAGATCGTTCTTCTATTTTAAGGCCTAATAATTCTAAGCCATCAACATAAGTTTCTAACCAGTCTTTTCTTGAGTTAAGGTCATTAGTAAAATCTTCTAGTAATTCAGAAGAAAGTTCAGCCATGTATTTATCAGAAAGTTCTTCAGCTAAATTTTTATTAAACTCCTCATCTGCCATTGCATCAGGGTCAATAACTATTTCAGCGTCCCCTATACCAATAGTAACTTTTTCAGGGTCTTCTATTTCTATTTCAATAGCTTGTTCATCGATTGCTGCTTCTTCTATTCCAACGGGTGCTGCATATAAACCTTTATCTACATCAGCCATTTTTATTTACTCCTCATTTTATCAATGACTTCTTCTACTTTTTGGGTAATTCTGTACCATACCACATACAAATAGTCTTGAATAGCTTTTAGTGTTCGTTTTAGTTTTTTCATAGTGCATATAACCTCTTTTGTCCGCGACCTTTAAACATTTCTATTTCATCTTCTTCATCTAAAGGTAATTTTATAAACCCTCCCTGCCTAAATCTTGCGAGAGCTAAAGTTGTTGAGTCCACCAAGTCATCATTTGCCCCTGATGGAAAATCATTACATTCTTCTATAACCTCGTGTGCCCATCGTCTATCGGGAGCCCATACAACACCCCCGCTAAACAAATCAGATACAGCATTTACCCGACTTATCTTGTCTTGGCCTTTCCCCGGAGTAAACTCACCCACTGGAATACCCATTCTTCTAAATTCTTGGTAAAGCGCTGCACCATTGGATTTTTTTTCTACAATAAAAGCATCTGGTTCCCAATCTTGGTATTCTTCAATACACAATTGTTTTAATTCTGGAAACTCTAGTCTTTTCTTTATAGCATTTAACAGTATTATAGCGTAATTATTTGTTTCTTCGTTAAAAAAGACACCCCAAGTAGTTAATGCGTTGTAATCAGCTCTATTATTTTTTTCTTGAGCGGCATCTAACGTCATTATAGTAAATTCACAAGCAGGAGGGTTTTCTTCTTCCCATATATTCCACCATTCTCGTTTAATAAGTGCCCCTTCTTCAGAAGTTGGGTTCTGTAAATACTGAGCGTTCCAATATCGTATATCTAATACACTGCGTTTCTGTTGTAATTCTTCTAATTCCCAAAATTCCGGCCATAATGCGCGTTCTTGTCCTTTCTTATCAGTTAATATAGCTGGAAACTCTACTATTTCCCAAGGTTCTGCCTCATCATTCTTAGTCATTTGGTCCATTATTTGTCCAGTCAGGTCTAATTTAGACCATCTTGTCATAACAACAATAATAGCACCACCAGGCATAAGCCGCTGAATAGGACCAGATTGAAACCATTCCCACGCTGGTAAGAAAACATCTGCCCTATTTTGTTTAGCGTCCTGCTCTGAATGAGGATCGTCAATAATGAATAAATCAGCACCGCGACCTGCCAAAGCACCCCCCACACCAATAGCGAAATACTCACCATTATAGTTAGTGCCCCAGCGAGAAGCTGATTTACTGTCTGCTTGAAGTTCGACATCTGGAAATATCTCCTTGTAAGGTGTTGATCCGACTAAGTTTCTTACTCGCCTACCAAAGTTAACTGCTAAGTCAGCTGTGTGAGAAGCCATAATTACTTTTTTAGCTGGGTACTTACCCAAAAACCAAGCGGGTGCAAGATAACTTATCATCTCACTTTTACCATGTCTTGGTGCAATGTTAACTACTACTCTTTTTTTCTTACCCATTGCTATGTCTTGAAAGATTTCTGCTAGATGCCTATGATGTGCACCTATAATGTAGCCAGGATAAACATATTTAATAAAGTCTAAAAACGATTCTACCCCAACTTCTTTCTTCATTTCTTTCTGATACTCTTGAAGTAGCATTAAATTTTTGCGCTTGTCTTTCTCCTTCATATAAGGAAGCGCTTTTTCTAAAAGGTCTAAGTCTTTATTACTAATCATCTATTTTTCTCTCTATTACTTCCCCCTCAACAATAGTCCCCTTAAGTTGTTCTATTGTTTCGCGAAGTTCTTTCTCCAGCTCATCGCCAGACTTGGTAATGTGGGTAATCTCAGTTTTCTTCTTGAATGCATCAACTCCATCAATCTCACCTATAGCTCGAAGTGCGGCTAGCTTATCTCGATCATTCTTAGCCATCGCTGCTAGTTGAACAAAGTTGTTAACTACAAAAAGTTTTAAATCTGCTAGTTCTTCGACAATCATCGAATTAGTTTGTCCTACTATGCCAGCAAGAAATGCCATTGTTTCATTTGGATAATCAGAAAACTCTGGTTTGAGCTTTTTGTTTGTCATCATTTCGCGAGCTAATTCTTGAGCTTGTTCTTGGTGTTCTTTAGATGGCGTAATATCTTCGCCATTAATGTCAGCGAGTTCTTTAATAGTGGTAGACCTTATTTTTAATTCTCGTTCAGAAGTCATTTCAGGAATAGCTTCTTTTTTAGATTTAGGCATTGGGATGTCCGCCTCAACTTCAGGCATGACACTAACCGGATCAATCAAATCAGATTCTTCCGCGGGGGTTAATTGGGGTATTCTTATTTTACTCACGTGTTCGCTGTTACACCTTATGTTTAATTTTGCAGCTAGAAAATCTGAGTATAACTAACTAATTAAAGAAAGGCAATGACCAAAAAGTAAAAGAAAAAACATTATGTATATAGATATATTG